TGTTGAACATGTTAATAGAGTAGTTAGATGTGCTATCAAGCAATGTAAATTATGGGATGAAGAAGGAGCAGATATGACTACTTTTACTGTGGAAGAATTAGTATTTTCTGCTATTAACCATGATCTTGGGAAAATGGGTAGTGACGAACACGAATCTTATATTCCTCAAACGGATAAGTGGAGAAAAGATAAACTAGGGGAAGATTACATGTTTAATAAACAAGTCCCATTTGCTTCAGTCCCTGATCGGGGTTTATTTATGCTTCAATCACATGGTATTAGATATACTTTTAATGAGATGTTAGCGATTCAAACCCACGATGGTTTATATGATGAAGCTAATAAAAAATATCTTTTTTCATACATGCCCGAACAAAAACCTCGTACATCTTTACCATTTATTCTACACCAGGCGGATTTAATGGCCGCTAGAATTGAATTTGAACGTGAATGGTTACCTAAATTTAAAAATTCCGTGCCCCCCCAAAAGGAAAATTTTATATTGTCCACAGAATCTAAAAAATCAACAAAGGACAAAGCACTCTCCCAAATCCAGAGTAAAGGTCTTAAAGATTTATTCGATAAATTATGATAGAAACCATCATCATCAGCATATTAGGAGTATTAGTTGTAATCTTAGGATATACAACTTTTAACCTTCTAAAAAAAAATGAAAGGCAAGAAGATATACTAGCAGGGTATATGAAATATCTTGACCAACTTAGTAAAATGATAGAACTTTCTGATGAAAAGCTTAAGAAAATCGACGAACGTGGGATTTTTAAAAATGATGATGAAGTGGGATTTATGTTCCAACAAATAAAAGAACTTCAGAAGGTTTTATCCAACTTTAGGATAGATAAATTATGAGCACATTACCCCCTAGGAAAAGGAAAAAGAAAACAAAAAACCAATATTTTACTCAAGATACGGAAGATGCTATTGTTAGATACAATAGCTCTTCTGATCCCGAGGAGCGAAGTAACATATATAGAGATGGGATTCATTATGGATTTTTCAAGTTAACCGAAAATATAATTCATACTTTTAAATTTTATTATACAGAAGTAGATAATATAGAACATCTTCAACATGAAGTGATAACGTTTTTACTAAGTAAGATTCATTTATTTGATCCTACACGAGGGACAAAAGCATTTTCATATTTTGGTACAATTGCTAAACGGTATTTAATTATACAAAATACTCAAAACTATAAAAAAAGAATAGATAAAGCACCAGTTGAAGATCTTCATCATAGTTTAAGTCATTCTTATGATATGGATTATAATCCTATGGAAAAGGATGACTTATCGGATTTTTTAGATGAATATTTAAAATATTGTACTAAAAATATTTATAATTTATTTCCTAAAGAAAAAGACGCTAAGGTAGCAGATGCTATTTTAGAAATATTTAGAAAAAGGGAAAATATAGATATTTTTAATAAAAAAGCTATTTATCTTTATATTAGAGAAATGGTAGATGTTAAAACACCCCATATAACTCGAATAGCCGATCAGTTAGGTGTTATTTTTAAAGATAATTTTATTTTTTATAAAGAATATGGGTATGTAGATTTTGATTAATTTCTATATTTATAACCATGGGACAATTAGATAAAAATATATTTGGTAAGAAAAAATTTTCCGATATTTTAGAAGAAATTTATACTAACCAAAAGAAAAAAGAAGAACAAATTTCAACTTTAATATCAGAATTAAAACCTTTAATTCAAGACATTGGAGATGCTACTCTTGTTGTCCCTCTTCTTAAAGAATATTTAGAAATTTCTGTCAAAAATGATGAGCAGCTTATTAAAATGGCTACCATTATTCAAAGGGCTGTTCAAAGTGATGGAGTAGATGATGGTAACTTTGGTATGACCGAAGATGAAAAGCAACAGTTATTAAATGAGGTAAAAAAATTTGGGGAGGATAAAAAGAAAAAATAATGCCTAATCAATTTTATGGTATTTCAGCTCTTACGAGAACTAATGAATCAATATCTAACATACAATCAGATAGTGGGAAAGATATTTTATCTGTTAGAGTTAAAGATATTATATTAGATGATTCCCATCCCGAATTTTCAAATTATGGTGAATGGAATGGAGTTGGAACTATTTTTTTTGATTTAGTAGATTTTCCTTTTGGTGATGAAGTTGCTAATACTGCACGTCCCTTATATTCTAATAATAAATTTTACCCGTTAATAAATGAGTTAGTATCTTTAGTTTTTTTAGCGTCTACCGAAACTCAAACTAATACTAACAGTACAGAACCTTATTACCTCCCACCTATCAATATATGGAACAGCCAACATCATAATGCCCTCCCGGATCCTACAAAAGAAATTTCAGAAAATACACAACAAGATTATCAACAAGCCGAGGGAGGGGCTTCTCAAGATGTAAGGAGAGTATATGATGATTCAACAGATATTAATTTAGGGGAGGGTTTTAATGAACAAATTAACACTCATCCCCTATTAGTTTTTTCCGGAGATAATTTATTTGAAGGGAGGTGGGGGAATTCTTTTAGATTAGGTAGTGTAATAGAAAATAATGTAAATTATCCTATTACTATTATAAGGAATGGTCAACCTTTAGATACTAGTGAAGAGGGGTGGGTGCCTATTAAAGAAGATATAAATAAAGATATTTCTTCTATTTATTTAAATGAAACTCAATCTTTAGAATTAGAAGCTGCTAGTACCTCATATAAAAGTTACTCCACTATTCCTGAAGGGGTTAAAGAATATACTCAAAACCAAATAATCTTAAATTCAGGAAGACTTGTATTTAATTCCAAATCAAGTGATATTTTATTAACTTCTAATAAAAGTATTAATTTAAATACTCCTACAACAGTTAATATTGATTCAAAGGAAACTTATATTGCTTCCGAAAAAATTTATTTAGGTGATAAACAAGCAACCGAACCTATCCTTAAAGGAGATATAACTATAACACAGTTTAATTCAATCATTGATAGTTTAGTCCAGTTTTTTACGGTATATGGAAAAGAACCTTCTCCCTATAAACCAGGTTCAACTCCTTTATCCAATAGTATAGTAGGTACTTTAAATTCTGCTAAAGCTACTTTAAACAAATCAGGTCAAGGAGGAGCTAAATCAGATAGAAATTTTACTAAATAATGGCTAGTGAATTTTGTAAAATACCACCTTCATATGATAATCAATTTATTTTAGGTCAACTACATGCTTTACCTAGTATAAATAAAATTGTTGATTTAATTAATATAAAAGTTAATAATTTAAAAATTAAATATATTAATAAAATAAAAGAAATTTTATTAAGCTTTGCAGAAGGGATATGTCCTACACAACAACAAATTGATAAATTTATTAAGACACGGAATAATATTGTAGAACAATTGACTAAAGTGTATAATAAAGTAAATAGATTATCTAACAATATTTCTGGTATTGCTAATTTTTTATCACTAGTATTAACAGGTATAAAAATAGTTAGTGGGATAGTAAGAGGAATTACCATAGGGGGAGCTGCTATTCCTTTTCCACTCCCCACTGCTGTTAATTCTGTAGTTGAAGGAGCTCAAACTGAAATAGAAAAAGCTAAATTTAAAAGAGATGGTACTCAAAAACTAGTTCCTATAGCAGGAGGGATCATCTCAGCTAGCATAGCTATAAGATTATTTGTTAACGCTTTAAGAGAATTAATATGTGCTATAGAAGCATTAGATGCCTCATTAATAGAGTGTTCAACCCCTCCTACAATTGATGGAGTTGCTCCCACTCAGATTGAAATAGAAAATTTTAGAGAAGGAATTAGGGGAAGTTTAACCCCCATTCCTTCAGATATAATAGAGTTTATAGAACAAGATGTAGTTACACAAGAAGAAAGTTTAGGGGGAATTGTTTATAAAGGATTTTCATTTGTAATAGAAGAAATACCTTTTTCACCTACAGTAAATAGATCTAGAGCACTTGCACAAAATTCAAGTGGAATTACTTTACTTAAAACCGAACTTTCATTTACTTCTACCCCAGATATCTTAATTGAAGAATTAAAATTAAAAATAGATCAAGATAATTTAAGAGCAGAGTAATTAAATATTTATAAAAGATGAAATCAACCGTATTAAAATCGTTAATTAAAGAAGCAGTTAAAGAAGCAATTCAAGAGGAAATAAAAGATATTTTACTTGAAGCTGTAAAAGCTCCTAAACAAACTGTTAATGAAAACATACAACCTCAACAGGTTGTTAAAAGCCCCGCTATGAGTTCAAATGAACAGAGGGCAGCTTACAAAAACATAATGGGAGATATGGAATCTCAATTTACTTCTCAAAATGTTCCCAAACCATTTAATCCCGTAGGAGGTGCTCCTGGGTTAGATTTACCCCAAGGAGAAGTTAATATGAGCCAAATAATGGGTTTAATGAACAATAAATAATGGCAATTAAGCAAACCAACATATTTCCTATTGATGAACAACCACGAAATGCAGTTGGTGTTGCTTATCCTTTTTCCTCATTTGCAGTAAGTGGATCTTCTCCATTTAAATTAAATTATACTACACAAGATCAAATTAAA